CATGTTCCATTGGCGCACCTGCTCCCATAGCGAAGCAAGCTCGTGGCGTTCGTCAGGGGTAAGCCTACCGTTCGCCTCCTTCACACTCAGGTTCGCCCACCTAACCCGCGCGGCCTCTCCGTGGTCGCTATATTTCCAGCCGTCTGTGCGCGTGCGTATGCTCATGGCTTTGCTCCCGGTGGGGGCGGAAGGGGGCGTGGCCAGTACGTTTCGCGAGCGGTCTTCCACCACGCGGCGAACACGCTATCTGGATAGCGCAGGCTAATAGCTTCGGCCATTTCGTAGACGGTGCTGTCCCAATCCTCGGCAACGCCCTCGGCCTTGAAGCCGTTCATGTCGTCGCCAATCTTCCACTCAAAGCCGCCATCCCAAAACGACGAGACGCTGACGTTGATTTCGCTGTCGTAGATGTGCTGCATTACACTAGCCACGTCCCGCCAGCCTTCGCCCATTGCGGCTATGGCTGCGCGGGCCATGACGAAGTATGCGTCTTTGGCATTCTTTCTCAGAGAGCCAAATGGAACGGTGTAACCAAGCAACTCAGCATGAACCGCACGCAGCGCCCGCGCCACCTTCTCCACCTGTTCGTCATGCTCGGCCATCACACCAACCTCCTAGCCACATCGCCCGTCGTGTATGTCCGCTTGCGCTTGAGCCTCGGCACCTCGCCGGCCACCTGCGCCCGCGACATGGGCGGGGTCTCCTTTGCCGGCGCTACAACCGTCTGCATGCTGACGGTGAACGCCTGGCATCGGGTATGGTACGTATCCCTCACCATGCGGAAGCTGGGCGACGCCTCAAGCTGACACATCGGGCGCGGATGTTTGCGCAGGCCAATGCAGCCTTCGCATGTCTGGCGCTGGGAGATGATCTGGGCTGCGCTTGCAAGCGCATTTACACGGGGTCCGGTCTGTTTGGCGCGGGTCATTCCCCCGGCTCCTTATGTTCAGTGCGAGGCGCTATCAGTCCAGAAATAATCAGCACGAAGGCGCAGAATGCCACGAATGGCGTCAAGGCGATTATGGTGTCCAGTGCGTCAGCCATTGCGTTCCATCCTTGTGACGATTGCGTCGAGTGTATCCACCAGCGCCATGTAGAGATGAATTGGGATACGATCCGCATGCGGATGCGTGCGCAGGGTCCGCATGAAAGCCTCGGAGTAGGAGCGTACTGAGGGCTCATCGATTGCGCGGATGGGAGGGGTGGGGAAGTGAACGACGTTGCTCACAGCGGCCTCCGCAGTTTCTTGCACGTAGAGCGCACCACGTTGACGGTCTGACGTGGACGCATCCATCCGGTCAGGTCGAACGTGCGGACCTCTGCGGACTTTGCGAGATGGTCGGTGAGCGCGAAAGCGGGCTGCGAGAGCGCGCGTAGTTCGTTGACGAGGTTCATGTGATTTCCTCATTGATCTTTGAGAGCAGACGCATGGCTTTGTTCGGTTCGGGCTCGCCGTAGTCGCCATCGACAACATCGGAATAGCCGTCGATAAATTCGGCGCAGCGATGAAGCAATTCAATCAACTCATGGATGCGTAGGCGTTGCTGTCCGATGAGCTTGGCGGCGTCGTCGAGCGATGCGGATATTGTTTCAATGTTGCTCACGCTGCTCTCTCCTGTCTGGGTTGATTGAAACGGCCGCCGCGCAGGCTCCAGATCACGCTGGAATGGTCGCGATTGAATATCCGGCCTATCTGCGGGTAGCTGTAGCCAAGCTCATCACGAACGCGGCGCATGGCTTCGCGCCTGGCTTCGACAAGGTGAGGATACCGGCGAGGCCCGATCATATCCTCGCGGGTGATGTCATGTGTGGCGGCTATTTCGTCAATGATCTGTCGGGCTGTGATGCGGATGCGGCTCATTTCGCACCTGCCATCATGCGTTCATCGCGGGCCGCTTCAGCGCAATACTCAGCAGCGTCAATGCGGTCAGCAATCTTGCGAGCTTCGACGAAGGCGTCATAGGCGTCCCATGCATTCGAGCTGATCTCGGAACGCTCCGAGGCGGTCAGGCGAATGTCGGGAATTGCTTCGTAAGCGCTGGCGTCAAACAAGTAGCGCTCGTCGCTGTCAATGTCGTCGCTGAGCGTTTCCATCATGCAGTCAAACAGCTTGCGGGCGGAAACCCAGGGCAGGCAGCGGCCTTCGCATGTGGCTTCGATGGCGGCCCAGACAGCTTTGCCGGCGTCGAGGCCAGCGGCTGCGATACGGTCTGCGGTGGTGGTGGCGGTCATGTGTCTCTTCCTTTGATGACCCCATTGTGCACACCGTGCCCAAGCTGTCAACCATCAATTGTGCAAACCGTGCAATTATTTATTGACACGCAAGCGGCGTTTGATGCACACAATATGCATGACATTTGAAAACTGGTTAATCAAATCTGGTTTGAGTGACGCGGAAGCGGCCAAGCGCTTTGCCCGCGATCGGGCGCACATCAGCAAGTTGCGCCGCGGCAAGGCGCGGCCTAGCTATGAGCTGATGCTGCTGATCCTCAAAGTGTCAAAGGGTGAGGTTGGGCTGGAGACGTGGGCGAGGTGAAGCCGCTGGCAATCGACCTTTTCTGCGGCTTAGGCGGCTGGACCGAGGGCCTGCTTGCCGAGGGCTATCACGCGCGCGGCTACGATATCGAAGCGCATGAATATGGGGAGGAAAGGTACCCCGGCGAGCTGATCCTGGCCGACGTGATGACGCTTCACGGCGCGCAATTCAAAGACGCCGCGCTGATCGTCGCAAGCCCGCCCTGTCAGGAATATTCCTACATGGCGATGCCGTGGACGCGCGCCAAGCAGATCGCACGGGCATTGCGCGGGCAGGGCGAGTTCCCCGAGTCCTACACCGGCTCACGCACCATAGTCGAACTGACGGCGCTTTTCGATGCCTGCTTCCGCATTCAGCGCGAGGCTAGCGCAGCAGCGGGCCATCATATTCCGCTCGTCGTCGAGAACGTGCGCGGGACAATCCCGTGGGTAGGCCGCAGCAAATGGAATTACGGCAGCTATCACCTGTGGGGCGACGTGCCGGCGCTGATGCCCGCGACGCTCCGGCTCGAGGCCGTGAAGGCTCCGGGCATGAATTGGAGCGATCAGTCCAATCCGAACAACCGACGCTCGTTCACGGAAAACGGCGGCGCGAAGAACCCCGGCTTCCGCTTCGATGGATCAGGCCGCAGCTTTCAGAGCGAAAGCGTCGCGCGCCATGTTGATGGCGTGAAGGTTCCTAGCGACGCCGGGCGTAGGACTACGCCCGGCAATGGAGCGCGCTTCACAAGCATAGAACCAGCCGAAGGCCGCAAGGGCGCTGAGGGCGCTTGGTTCAACGATAAAAAGCGCGCGGGTCAAGGAGAAACTGGAGAATTATCGCGGTCGGGTTCGAAGTCTCCGGCGCGCAAGGCTGCAGCCGCCCGCATAGCAAAAATCCCGCTCCCGCTCTCGTCGTGGGTAGCGCGGACCTACAAGCCGGCACTCGCTGACGTGGCGTAGATTTCCACCCTCCCCCTCGCATCCTCAAACCCATGCGCGACGATGACCTTATGGCCGATTGTTTCTAGATATCTATGCCAATCCTTCTGCGCAGCCGAGACCGTCCCGCCATCGGCGCGCTTCATCTCGACCCATAGACACCAGGCAGGGACGAACAGGTCCGGCACGCCAGCAGAGACGCCTTCTAGCTTGAGCCTTGCGCCGCTCGTCTTGCTGCGTGCCTCCCCGTTCGGGATCGCGAAGATGCGCACCGGTCTGTAAGTTTGCCGGAACCAGCTCACAAACTCGCGTTGCTCGACGTGTTCTGATCGAACAGACTGTTCTGACCTACCAGCTTCTGCGCGTAACCTCGTAAAACTTACCGTTCCGGCGGAAGCTGATTTCTTTCGGGCACGGCCAGCCTTGAAGCTCATCAATACCATTGTCTAACCCCGATATCGTCCCGTTGACCCGTGCAGCAATCGCCGCGAGCTTCTTCATTGCCATGTAGGTTGCGCTGCCACCATGCCAGACCACGAAGTTTTCCCGGATCACCGGCTGCGATAGCGAGCGCGGATAATAGCGCACAGACAACATCTTCTTGCCGGCGGCGCTGGTCTCGACTGACCAGTTCCAGCTGGTCACGGGAATAGTCTCATCCGCCGCGTCACTCAGGATCGGGTCATCGTGCAGCTTGAGCGTTGGCCCGTTGCGCTCCCATACATGGCCGCAATTCGGGCAAGTCATGACTGACAGGTGGACCAGCTCGTCACATTCAGGGCAGACCTTGACCGGGGCATCTCCGCCCTTCTGGCCTGGCTTGCGCGGACGCGGGTTATCGAAAGGCCCATGCGTCGAGACGATCCCGGCAAAGTCGAGGACGAGGCAATCCTTCTTCCCCTCTGCCGTCCGCGTGCCGCGACCCAGCATCTGCACGTAAAGGGACGTGCTTAGCGTCGGCCGGCAGGCGGCGATCAGGTCCACGTTGGGCGCGTCAAACCCGGTCGTAAGGACATTGGCGTTGGTGATCGCCTGTATCTCGCCAGCCTTGAAAGCCGCCAGGATCTCTGCCCGCTCTGCCGATGGCGTAGACCCGACGACGGTTGCGGCCCTGACGCCCATCCGAATAAGCGCATCACGCAAGCCGTAAGCGTGAGCCACCGAGACGGCAAAGACGATCCAGCTTTTGCGGTCCCCGGCGCGCTGGATGATCTCGGCTGCCACGTCACCATTCGTCTTGAGATCGTTGACCGCAGCGTCCAGATCAGCCTCGACATATTCCCCGCCGCGGCGGCGGACATTGTCCAGATCGTAAGTGGTTTCAGTGCGCTTGCAGGTCAGCCGCGCTAGGTGGCCCAGCTTGAGCAGCTCCATGTAAGTCACGGGAACGATCAAGCCAGAAAACAGCGCCGGCGGGTCCGTGATCATGCCATGCCCCAGCCGGTAGGGCGTTGCCGTCAGGCCGATGACGCGCAGGGCAGGATTTATGCGCATCAGGTCGTCGATCAGGTCTCGATATTGCCCTGCAGCGCCCGCCGGGATGCGGTGCGCCTCGTCGACGATCAGAAGATCGATATGCCCGATCTCATCCGCCTTGTTCGCCAGGCTTTGCACGCCACCGAACACGATCGATTGCGAGGCATCGCGCTGGCGCAGGCCGGCGGAATAGATCCCCAACGGCGCGGCTGGCCAGTACTCACGCATCTTGGCCACGTTCTGCTCGATCAGTTCCTTGACGTGCGTAAGCATCAGGATGCGGGTTTCGGGCCACTCGCGAAGGGTCTCCTCACAATAGGCCGCGATGACGTGGCTCTTGCCCGACCCGGTCGGCATCTCAAGGCATGGGTTTCCTGTTTCGTGCCGTGTGAACCAATCGTTAAGCATGTCGATTGCGCGACGCTGGTAATCGCGAAGCATCAGTTATTCTCTCGGGGTCATCGGAAGGGAACCTGTGATTTGATCAGGTCAAAGCTGGTGCGGCCTCCAACTTCCGGGTCGCCGTTTTTCTCGACCTTGCCGTCAATCTCCCAAACGCCCATCACGCCATCGGGGCTTTCCATCGGCTGCCACGGCACAAGGTCAGGGTGCAGGACGTGGCTTGTGCAACCCTTTCTCTGGGCAGGGACGGGAATAACATCGTCCCATGTCGCGCAATGCCAGTAACCGTCATCCCTTGCGGTCGAGTGTGCGCACGTCCGGCAGTTAACTTCCTGCGTCAGCTTCGTATGGTGGCAGAAATTATAGGCCGGGCAGAACTTGCATTGATACCAGGCCGCACTGGCGCCTGCGACCGGCTCCGGCATCCGGTCGGCTTCGCTGATCCTTCGCCCCCGATCGATCGCCGCCTTAGCCGCGGCCTCATCGTAATGAATGCGCTCGACATGCAGGCGGTCATCGTTCTTGTTGACGGCCACGTACAGAGCGCGGTCCAGTTCAGCGCCTTGCATGTAAACCTGCATCTGGACCCAGTGCATGGGCTTGGCTTTGGCGACACCGTTCTTCTCAAGCTCGCTGAAAGACTTGTCATTGTGCGTCTTGAACTCGGCAACGTGTTTTGTCTTTGGCGCTTCCGGCACGTTGCTGACGATGGCGTCGGCTGACCCGGACAGGTGGCCGCCAAACTCAAAGTGCGCTTGCGTGGTTTCGATCTTGACGCCGGCCAGCTCAAGGTCCGAGAGGATTGTCGCCTCTTCGTTCTGCCCGCGCCTGAACAGGCGAAGCATCCGGCCTTCGTGTTCCTCGACGACTGCCCAGCGAAAGCTGAGCCAGAGCCAGCGGTCGCACGGGTGGCCGAGTTGACTTGCGCCCATGTGGGGTCGCGGACGCTTGTCCGCAGCCTCCGAATGGCGCTTATCGATTAGTGTCACGAGACCATTCTGAGGCTGCGGGATTTGCATTACTTCCTCCACGGCGGGGATTTGGCAGCGGCAGCGGCAGGCTTAGCTTTCTCAGTTACCGGCGCCGCCGGGGCTGACCCGCTATGCTTCCACCCGCGCACCTCGTTGCGCGCGGCGTAATCACCCTCGGCGGCCTGAATGTCGAGCTTGATCTCGCAGGTTCCGCCGATGAGTTGATCCGTGTCCTGTATCTCCGCCAGACCGATGGCGCGCATCATCTCGCCGAGCTGCTGGCGGCCGATCTGTTCGGCCTTGGCGTTCGGGTTTCGGATGTTGAGATTGCCGAAGATCACCCGGCCCTGATGGCTTGGGCCGACGATATCGTACCGGATCTTGATATACTGGCCGTTGCCGGCCTTCGTGTCTTTCACCTCGGCGGAATGGATGCGGGCGAGATACCAGCCCGGCGGCACCGGATCATAAGAGCGGTCGCTCTCCGGCAGGCTTCCGACGTTGATTGGTTGGTCAAGTCTCATGGTTAGTCCTCCTTCGTGATTGCAAAAGATGGGCGGCCGGGCGTGATGGTAATCGCCTCGGACAGTAGGGTGGTGATAGCGGGGTCGGCCGCTTTCCAGAGGGCCATATTGGCCTCTGGTTTCCAGCGGAACAGCTGGCCCAGGTGCGCAGTCAGGCCGCGCGCTTCCGCAACTTCCTGAAGCTTGTCGCCGTCGATTTTCCAGTTGTCGCGGGTGGTGATTTTGACCTTGAAGCCTGGCCACTTTGTCCGGTCCAGTAGCCACATGGCGTCTTCGATCATGCGGCGCCGTTCGGTCGCTTCCGTTTCGGCTTGCTTTGCCTCAAGCCAGAGGGCTGCCAGATTATCCATCTCACTCCCCCTGTATCTTTTCGATAATCGCCCCAAGGTCCGGACCTTCCCAAGCGTCGAGGCGGCCCGATCGATCCTTGGCCAGCCAGAGCCCGTCGCTGTCGCACATCAGGCCGCGCTGGGGCACGCCTTCCGCATCCTTCTCGACACGCAGGGCGAGTACCTCGTCAAAGAAGTAAGGCAGCTGCTGGCCGCTTTTCTGGCCGGGCATCGATGGCGCGTACATGACGCGGCCCATCTCGTCCTGGCTCTTGTCGAGCTTGGCGCTCATGTAGACATGCTTGCCCGGCAGGTCGCGGAACGCGCGGATAATGTGCGCCATAGCTTCCTGCATCGCGCCGTAAGCCTGGCGCGGGTCTTTCGCGATGCGCTTCTCGTCGCCAAGCACAACCTCGGCGATCTCGCTGATGCTATCCAGCGCCACCGACTGATAGGCCGCCGCTTCCTGAGATTTTGTCAGCCATTCAAGCGCATCGGTAAGGTCGGCGATGTTAGCGATTTCGATGTAGGCCAGATCAGCGCCGGCGATCGATAGCAAGCCAGCTTCTGCCGAAAGCGTGATTGGATTGGGAAGGGATGGGATTAGCGAAGTCTTGCCAGCTCCGGCCTGTCCGTAGACCAGAAGCTTGACGCCGTCGCGCGATAACGCGCTCGTGCGCTTCAAGTTGATTGCCAT